GAAATGAGCCGCATGGCATCACAGGCGTAAAGCATCGCGTTGACCGCAAACTAAACCCCGTAACCAGCAGCCTGACCGATTCGCAGGCGCGTGAATATGCGGTTGAGTCAGCAACATGCAGCGACGGCCAGCCATGCGGGCAGGAGGATTATTGCGACGACTGCCCCAACGCCCCACATGCACAAGATGCGCGTCGGTTGGATGAGCAGTTGGCGCGCGATATGAAGCAGCCGCGCTATCAGGATGCGAAAGGAGATGACTGGATAGACGAGTTTGCTCGAACGTCAACGGCTGAAGAGTTTCATGGCGCTATGCGGTTTACCATCGGTAAATATAACCGACGCATGGGTAAAAAAGATGACATGCTGAAAGAAGTGCGTAAAATGAAAGACTATTGCGCCCGCTGGGAACAATACATCCTAGCCAAGCACCGATAACACGCCTGCCCCGTGGCGTAAATAGCGGGGCTTACCCAAAGCTGGCCTAGTGGGGGAGAAATAACGCCAGCAGCGATTGACGAAACGCCTCCTAGCCTCGCTATCCCTATGCGACAGGGACGCAGGCAAACCGCCACGGGCGGTAGTTTCGGGCAATCGCCGTACGCCCCACGAGACGGGGCTTTTTTATACTCAAAAAAGGAGCGGATCATGCTATTAGCAATGAGCAAATACGAACAACAGATATTCGAACAGCAACGCCAGCAGTGTCTAGCCGCAGGCTCGCGGTCTATCAAGCGGCAAATCAAGGACTACCCCGGGCGCGTCGTGTCTATTAAAACTGCCGAACAACGCATGCGGTACAAAGATATGTCGCTGCATGATGCGTGCGTGATCCCCGTTGGCACGTTTAAGCAGGGGTGGTGATATGAGAAGTCTAGACGAAACAGACTTAGCGTTTATACGTGAAACGTATCCAGACCCCTCGTGGACACTGATTCAGATAGCTGAAAAGCTCGATAAGTCAGACAGCACAGTATTGCGCGCCGCGCGCCGCATGGGGCTTAGTCGACCCGATAAGTTCCAATGCCCTAACGTAGACTGGGAAACGATTTGGTATTCATATCTTTCATGCAGGTCTTACAAGAAAGTAGAGGAGCAGACAGGCATTAGTCAGAAGGCTGCGATTAAGGCGGTAAGAAGAATGAAGGAAATGACCGAAGCAGAACGAATAATGCGGTGGAATCGATACCGCGTTAAGCACGACATGCCCTTGTTTACCAAGTGCTAGTGGCCTACAATTTACTTGTCGTCAAACCTTCCTTGAAAGCACAGCTACTAACCGACGCAAAGCCAGCCCCGACCACCAATCGGGGCTTTTTTATTACCGCCGCCGCGTCAACACGTTATCCAGTAGCCCGCCACCCGTGGCAATGCGCGTCACCTTTTCGGCACTACGGCCCAATATGTAGCCCGACAGGCCATACTGCACGATGTCGAACAGCGCCGTGACCGTCTCTTGCGACAAGTTTTCAGGCGTAAAGCCGAACCAATAGCCGCCCACCAGTCCCGCGAACCAAAGCATGACCAACGGACGCCAATTTCTCTGAAGCCACGATTCTCCATTAGCCTCAGCCGTCACCACGCTACCACGCTGCTGGATAATCGCCTGTGTCAGTGATGCTTCGACTTCGCGCAGCTTAATAGCCGCTTGCGGGTCTGCCTGCATCGCTGCCTGAACCGCCTGGGGGTTATCGTCCACGCCCAATGCGCGAGCGATGAGAGTCCCAGCACCAGCACCAGCTGGGCCAGCAAGCACGCCGCCCAGAGCGGGCGCAGCTTTCGCCACCGTTTCTGCCACATCTCGCCAGTTCATCCTAACACCTCGATGCAGCGCTCATAGCGCCGCTGTCTGTCATCTAATCCATTCGTGCCGCCGTTAATGCGCCTCGTAGCCGTCACAATGTCAGCACCAACAGGAATATTGGTAACGTAAAACCAGCACGCAGCCAGCGCGCCTACGCCCGGCTCTAGTAGCGAATCGGGATGCAGCACTGGCTCACGGCTGTTAATCGCATCGGCAAAGCGTGTGTAATTGTAGCGCCCGGTTAGCTGGATAGGGCCACGGCCACGGAATAGCCAGCCATCGCCGTCTTTATCGTTACCCATGCGCCCGCCGTACACGTTATTGGCGAGCGCCTCGGGATTATGCGCGTACTGCGATGCGATGCGGTCGTTGGGGAAACGTGACGGCCAAACCTGCATCAATCGGCGGGCACTGTACGAAAGGTTCTCTTCTAGCGTATTGAGGTCTTGACTTTCATGCCCCGCCTGGGCAAGCAACATCGCCCGGTCGTCGCGCCGAACGTCGAAAAACTCTATTGCGTCATCGAATGCTACCGCCCATTGAACAGGGTCGGGGCATCCAGGCATGCACGCGGCTAGTTGCTCTGGGGTGATATGCCGATAGGTTTCGGTCTCATCTAGCCACATACGCAGCCCCCGCACCTGGGTCGCTGTCACTATGCCCTGCGCTGATAAAAAGCGTTTTTGTTTGCATGAGTTTTTCGCTCATTATTTGGGTTCCTGTAGAGCGCCCGTAGGCGCTCAGTTAGGGTATTGACAGTTTAGCACAATGCGGGGCGTCCTTGCTCCGCTGTTATTCCTTGTTATATCAATACAGCACCCACATATCCGGCCTAACTAGCTCTACTGTCGCACTACCCAGGGGTGGCACTGCGAGAGACCCAAAGCGACTTGAATCTACGGTAGCCCCAGCGCCAGCAACAATATTGAGTGCGTGGGTCGTGTTATTATTTACTAATGTCACTCTTGATCCTACGTTAATTGAGGTTACAGATAGACCTGCATCCGCAGCGGGCAGTGTTAGTGATCTTGGGGCTGTAGCAGACGCATCAAATGCGAAAACACCTTCTCTAGCTACGGGATTGCTAAGTGTAAAATCGCCAGCAGAGTAGGCTTTTATAAAGTCCCTGTTTACGACACCTGCGCTGACGTTTGACCCTATGCAGTCCTTTACTATGTTGCCTGTTCCCCTCAGCCCGAACACGCTAGTGTCAAATAGCGTACTGAATGTTACGCCCATATTAGACACTGCTGGTGCGGGGACTGTAGCCAGACGACGCACATTAGTGACTGTATTAAGAGTAGAATCATTGAGCAAATTGATTGCTGGATTAGTGTTGTTTGGCGAACGAGACCTAGCAGACCAGTTATCAATAACCAACCCGTGCACAAATGACTCTATTCTTAAAGGCTCAGCAAAGTCGAGAATAGTAAAATCGGTCAGCGTGATTCCCGAACTTACCAAAGTCTCTATAGGTTGGTTATGGATAGTCCCTACCCTGCGCCCCACGTCAAGAGTGATGTTAGACATACTGATGTTACGCCGAGGCTCTACTTGCTCCGACTCAGCGCCAGGAAGCAAAACGTGTGTTCCGATAAAGAACCCATCATTACCGCACTTTATACGACCATCTGATACGGAGATATCGACAGCCCACTCTGAGAATCTAATACCATCTTCTACTGCTTTAGTCTCAATAAAAAAATCACTTAATATCCCATTCCTAGAACGTAGAAATATACCCGCACCCTTACAACCCGTAATATGAATATTAGATGCCTTCCAGCCGTACACACCGGCATGCGTAGTAAAACCCTGTTCAAAGCTATTAACAGAAACTAACTTTGTAATGCTGGGGAATAAAGTAGGAACCCCATTTATAACGTAAGTAAGATCAATGCCCTGCATACCATTAACATCAGTGGCGCTCCATTCAGTATGCCAGTCTGAGCGGGACTTAAAGCTGTTGTATTGCGAAGTCTCCTCAACTAAATAGTTCGCTTCTGGATGCTCAGCATGTAACTCAGTGAATACTCCCCTATAGTTGTATCTACTCAAGAAGCAAACTCCAGGCTCACCCGCATGTTTTACTTTTGCTTTGTGAATGAAAGGCTCATCGCATAGCTCTGTATAAAACATTCCGTTAGCACCAACAAGGAACTCTCCGCCGATCACTTTAGCCCCAGGGAGTAAGTCCATTTTTTGGATAGTTGTAGTTGGACGGGTAGCAGCAGGGCTCGTTTCTAGTGTGTCGTCTGTGCGGTAGTCAGGAAACGTTAACGGATTGCGAATAACAACCTGAGTAGTTGATACCACCTGATCAACAATACATGGCTCTCCAAAGTAAAGAGCATGGGCATCGACTGAACCTGTCGCCCTACCGAGTCGCCAATCACCTGCGTCTGAGTACAGAGAATTACGTTGCCCCTTGATTAAGAATTTATCACCGACGCTTAGGCCGTGTGCGGTTGTTGTCGTTACTGTGGTGTCGCCCGTTGTTAGATTTGCAGAGATGGGAATTTCTGATCCCGACCATGCTCCTTTAAACTCCCATAAGCCGTCCACTTCTGAGGAATTAGAGGGCATAGCGGAGCTTTGAAAGTCGAATGTCGCGCCCTCCTGGAAAAGAAACAGTGTGTTCTTCCGTCCAAAGATGGGGCCATCAACACGATAGCAGCCAGTGCCTTTATTCAACACTGTCACTGATTTTAAAGGGCCGTCACTTTCTAGGTAATCATATACGGCTTGTACAATCAAGGTGTTATCAGTACCTCCTCCTTGATAATCTCCATCAGCCCTGGCGCCAAACTGGAGTAGATTACGCCCACTTTTAAATAATCCTTTTGCCTGCAATCGACTGCCGGGTAAATCAATAAACGACCCGCCATCATTCGCGCCAGTACCAGTCGCCACGATCTCATAATCATTGCCGCCGCCGTCACCGGGGGCGTAATAGCCCAGCGTGTAACAAAACGCGCCAAGCTGTATTTTAGTACTGGTCTCAAGATAATCCTCTGGATCAAACGTTCCGATTGTGGGTGCGCGTAATGCCGTGAAACGTATACCCCTACGATCCAGCGCCTCCGCAATCGTCTGACTACCCGTCGAGCTAGACACAGCCGCCGTGCCGTCCGCCAACTCCTGCCGCAACGCCGCATCACCCACCGCCAAAAACGCGCCACCCTCGGGCAACCCTGCGCCAGTGGTCGTATAAGGCAAGCCAGTCGAGCCGGATAACCGCCAAAATTCGCCGCTGGCGTCGCGCACCACCTGATTGTACTCAGTAATAGTGATACCTGCGGCGTAGTCGCCTACAAACTGATAGCCGCTGTTTGCTAAAAAATCAGCAAAGCGTGATTCAATCCCCGCCCAACTCAGTCGCGCATTACCCAGTCGATCAGGATAGCTATTTTCCGTGCCGTTAATCAGCCGGTCAGCGTTCTCCGCATTATCATACAAATCACGCGGGTCAGCACTGCCGAGGGGGTTCTGGGTGTTATAGGTCGTCATATCATCACCATAGGAAATGTTAATAGCATTTTAGCACACTAATAGCGTTATGCTATGGTGTGGGCCACTCGCGGTTTAGGGCGTAGTCGATGATGCTGCTGCCAGCCACGAATTGCGGGAAATCCAGCCACTCTGGCGGCAGCGTCTGGCGCTCAAATATTTCCACCTCCGCTGTGTACCGAAGCAGCGTTGGGCTAATCATCGTTGGCCCGGAATAAATATCCGTAAAGCTCACTCGCTCCATATGGCATCCGCGCGCCGTCTTGACAGGCATATCATGCCATGCTGCGCCGTCCTCGATGCCATAGCGGAACCATAATTCTAATAACTGCGCCTGCCCGTTAGTCAGCACCCATTCTAGTTGCACAGTCTGAGGTACTGACGTAAAACGCCGCCGCTGTCTAGCCCTACCGCTGGCGAGCTGGCTGCGCAATAGTGGCGAAACGGTCTGAACGCTATGCCCCTGCTGTAGCGCCGCTGGTAACTCACTGGGATAATTCATGCGGGCGGCTCCGAGTTATCGTAATCATAAACACGCGAATCATAATTGACCGCTTGAACACTGACGGCGCTAAACCCCTGCGGCTCAATACTGGCAATCAACGCCGGATAGCTAAATGTCTGCGATACACCGAACATATAATGCGGCAGCTCTTGGGAATAATCGACCGTGGGCGCATCGCCATTATACACCACTGTATAGCTGTCAGTGCCGCGTGTTGCTGTGTACGGGCCTTTTAGTAGACCTTGCGGGTCACGCCATGCGATAAGGTGCGTTTCTCCAGCTCGCCAGTCTAGCGGCTCGCTGGTTCGGATGGTTGCTTGCCCGCCGCCGCTAGACGCCTGCATCACTAGGCCGCTTGACGTATATCCCGGCACATCATCCGCCAGCGCGCAATATGACCAGTAATTTGAGTTCAGCGCGTCCAGTTCCGTGCTAAACGAATACGTTTTGCGGCGATAGCGCAACCGCAAACGCTCGCGCATACCTAGACGCCATGCGCGTGTCCGGCTGGTAACACCTTCGATGCGGATTTTCTCAGGACGATTGCCAGCATCGCCCGGCAATCGGCATTCCACTGTTTCGTTTGTCCACGTTTCGCTGCTAAAAAACTCTACGTCGATGCCATCAATTTCATCTGGCCGGATAGACTCAATGCTGCGCGTCAACGGATCCATCATGTTCTGCGTGGTGTACATCTGCTCAAAGGTGCTACGAGCCTCATCACGCACGGGCGTTAGCAGCCCTTGGCTAATCGTTAGCTCGGCAGCGCCCGCCCTAAGTGTGCGCTGCATCACTTCGTAAACCGTACTGCTGCCGTCATGCACAAAGTCGAACGTGTCGCCGCGTGCTTCCCATATCGCCGCCAAGCGCTCTAACTCGTCTTGGTCTAAATCGTCATCGGTGTGGCCAATATTGCGCGCCACATAGCGGAACCAATCGGCAATGCTGCGGCTAGGTTCTTCTGTCTCGGTGCCAAGTGTAGGTATTATTCGCGTGACCACGGCGCTGACTTTGTTTTCAGACTGCCCCGCAATCGTGTCGCTGCCCTCGACTGTCAGAGCCACGGTGGTGACGCCTGGGTAAGTTGATTTAGCAGACAGTTGAGACTTTAGGCCGAACCATTCGAGGCGGTCTAGGTCTTGAACGCTCGTGCCCTCAATGCTGGTGCGGCGCAAGCGAACCTCTGGCGTGATTGTTGCGCCGAAATTGGTAAAAAACGTCCACCCTAGCTGATCACGAGTCCCGCCCTGAATGTTGCGCCTGTCAGTATTCCAAGCGGTATCACCCACGGCGCGCCATTGCAATTCAACATCTCGGCTCCGATTTTCGATTGCGCCATCATCTTTAACGCGTCCTAAGCCTTGCGGGGCGAATACGTCCCACTCCACGCCGGATACTGACTCACCTGCCGGGCAACCCAAGAACGGCCCTGCCCATTCGCCATTGACTTCTTCATCAGACACGCGAATAAACGGACTGTTGCTGCGCTGCGACGGAAAGCCTAGCCAGCCTGCATCCTCCGTGCCATTGGGCAGCAGTTTGGTGACAGTGAAGCCGATATTAATCGCAGGCGTTCCGCCGTCATCAATAAACGCATCAATCCGGTAGCGCGCTCCTACGCGGTCAATCGTGTTGATATACGTCCCGCTTGTGGGTGACGTGACTGCCGTCAGGTCGGGATAATCGAGCGTAATTTCAGTCGCGCTAACGCTGGCGATTGTATAAGTACCATCCAGCGCGCCGCCGTAAATAACCACTTCGTCACCGATGGCTAGCCCTAAATCGCCAAACGCGCCACTGAAAACCGCATGGTCGTCGGTCATCGGGTCGGGCGGAGGATTAGCGACAATCTGCCGAGGAATACGGACATTTAGCTCTAGCCCTACCGTCCAGTCTGTCGGCACTGTATCGCCGCTGACGCGTGTCACGTTGACGCCGTTCACATCTACGCTCGATACGTCCCAAACGATAGTCACGTCAGAAGGAGATTTGAGCCGCAAGCCTGCCCCGCTACCCACGCTTGCGCCCACCTCGGGGGCGTTATACCAGCAGCGATGCGCCGGGTGGCTGGTAACGTCATCGCCCGGATCGAAGATTGACAAGTTGACCTGCTGCCCTAGCGCGCTTAATGGCGTAGCGCCTATGCGTATTTGAGATTGCGGAATAAGGTAGCTGCCTTTGCCGATGCAGGTAAACACGTCTACCGCAAGGTTGCGCTGGTCAATAAAGTAGCGGCGCGGCTGGTTCAGGTAATCAGGAAAAACCTTGTGCTGACCTGCAATCTCTGGAATCACACCACCGAGCTTGGGTCGGTTGGCCTGGACATTGGGATCATAAATTGAGCTGCCCTGATTCTGCCCGCGCGCTTGATTAACGCCTGGAACGCTTGGCAGCAGGAAGCCAAAAATATCACCAATTAGTCCAACGGCTGCATTAACAACACTTCCAACCGCGCTAACAACACTGCTAATCGCGCTCCCGATAGCATCGACTGCACCGGATTGGGGGGCGATGTAAATATCAATGTCCGCGCCTGTTAGCGATAAATTAGACCACTCGCTAGGCGGCACAGTGCGCCCATCCTGCTTGACCACGATTGGATGGCTGTCAGCACTCAGGTCAAAATCCGGCACATTGTCAGCGAGCCAATCGGCTAGCGTTCCGCCGTCAACGCGATGCGTCTCTATCGGCTCGCCGGGCAGCATCGACGGGTACACTCGAATCATGCGTAATACTCCACGCGGGTGAATAGGCGCTCGAATTTTCTTAGCGGCATCCATCGGACGCCGCGTTTATAGTCGCATTCTACCACGCCTAAGCGGCCATCGACGCGCCACACGACGCCGCAATGCCAGGCAATAGCGCCAATATAGCACAACGCAAATGCCCCATGCTGCGGTTCGCATGGCGCTAGATGCTCGCCAACCTCCAATAGCGCAGCGCCAGCGGCCTGTTTATCGCGTGGGTCTACATGCTCACGACTCGGCAGCAATGGCGCGCCAAACTGCTCATGGCGAACGATGCGCGCAAATCCGAAACAGTCCACATCGTTAGGCCCGCGCCCGCTGTCTTTGTAGGTAAACCGCTGCTGCCATTGCTCAATCATTGGTATCGCAGCCCCGGCGCAAATTGCGCAGTGTAGCGTTCACGCGGCCACGTACGCCCAAGAATATCGCGGAATGAGCATGTTACCTGCACGCTGCTTGCGTTCATTTGAGCGCCCACCACGATCATCGTTAGCGGCTTTTCAGCTGGCGCTTCTGGCTGCGATTCCAAATAGAGTCGATACGTCAGCGTGATTTGCTCATTTTCCTCGATAGCGTGGTCAAGCACCGCCTGGGCAACGCCTGTTACGTTATCAATCGCGAACGTTAGATTCTGCTGCCCGCTGGTGTCGCGCTTGGGTAGCGCCACGTCTAGGCCGGACGCTTCAAACGTAACCGTTTCGCTTGTCTCTAGCGTAAACGTCTGATCTTCAAAGCCTGTGCAGATGCGGATAGGTGTTGCAAACGCAGGGCTTGATAGCTCAATCGTCGGTACCAACACCTCGTTATCAGGTGCGCTCGCATACACTTTGGCTAATATGGTCATTATCGCCCCTGTCGCTGTAGACCGAACGTTGATTGTAACGCTTTTGCACTCCGTCCGTTGCCTGTCACATCCGCTATAAACACGTCGATAAACTGGCGGCCATCGGTCTGACGCTCTACCACTTCGGTGCCTTGCGGCGCGTTATGCACATTAACATAAACCGACGTTTGTGGCGCATTGCTTGCGGCTTGCCCGCCCATGGCGCGCTGCGAACGGCTGGGGTTGTAGTCGTTAGCGCTACGCCCAATAATGCGCGCCGTGTCAGCGGTGCTTGTGATATTGGCCGGGCCGTTGACAATCTCCGGCCCGTTCTCGCCTGCGATTCCCCATTGGCCGCTGGGGATTCGCCCGCCTTTGTCGAATAGGCCAGCGAATGCACTCGCAATCCCTGAGCCGCCGCCGCCGAAAAATCCCAATGAGGCGGTCACTGCCTTGTACGCTAGCCATTGCGCTATCATTTCACCTATTCCCGCGACCACTGAGCGTGTTAAGCCTTGCATCAATGACTGAAAACCGTCTTTGAATGAGGTCTGTTGCGTCAAAACGTCAGCAAACATGTTGCCGAAGCTGCTGGTGAAATTCTCCGCAAGATTGGCGTTTAGCGCATCGAAGTCGCTAAACGCAGACTCAGCGCTCGACAACCATTTCTCGAACGGGTCTTGCTGCTCGCCTTGATCCTGCTGTTCACCACGCGGCTCAAAGATACTCGGATAAGCCGCCATTGCGTCATCAAAGCCACCCAGCGATTGAACGGTGTTGCGATAGGCTTCGGCTAGTCGGTTTTGCGCGTCTGCTTTGTCGTTGATTAACCCGGCCTCTACCGCCTCATCAATCATGGCCGATTGTTCGTTGTATTCGCGTTGCGCTGCGTTTAACGGGTAAAGCTGGTCGGCTAGCGCCTGTAGTGCTCGCTGACGCTGGTCTGCCGCTTCGGCTGCCCGCTTAGTGGCTTCGGTGTTTTCTTCGGTCGATTCGGTGTTTTCGTCGGTTGATTCGGTTGACTCATCCTGCGCTTGATTGCGCGCTGTCCAGCGGCGTATTGTTTCGCGGTTGGCGGTGTTACGGCGCTGTTCGATTTCGAGTAGCTTATTCTCGGCGTCAGACAGCGCCTGCATGCCCGCTATTTCAGCGCCAACGCTACCGCCCTCAAAACCTAGCACACCGCTGCCACGGTTTTCGCTGCGCAGGTTGGCTAACTCTTCACGCGCTGCGGCGGCTTTCAGTGTCGCTTGGTCTAGCTCTGCGTTTAGCTCATCTAGGCTGCCTGATAAGTCATCATCCGACATGCCACGCAGCTCAGTGCGCAGGTCGGCTATTTGATCTTCGGTTAGTCCGGCTTTTTCGGTAGTCAGCCCCAACTCATCACGAAACGCATAGAGTAAACCGCCCGCACCAATGAGCAATCCTAGCCCAGTGGCGCTAGTTAGCGCACGAACAGCAACCGTAATAAGCCCAATCCCGCGCGCTGCACTGGCAGCCGCTGTGGCGGTCTTGAGCATGGCACCCGCGCCGATAAGTAGCTGCGCAGCCAAGCGTCCACCGTAAAGCGCCGCAACCGCCTTACCGATAGCAACAATGGCATCCATATTTTCAGACAGCGTGACAATGCTACTACCCAGCGTTCGTACGGCTTCCTTCACTTCCTCGCTTGAGCCAACCCACTCGATTAGATTGGTTCGGGCCACTTCTAGCTGTTGGCCGAACGTTGCAATACTGGTGGCAAACCGCCCGCTTATTTCATCGCTTGCGCCTTGGAGTGCGTTGACCACGATTTCAGCAGTGATGCCGCCAGTGGCCGCAAATTCGCGTAGCTCGCCAATGGTTAAATCTAGCGATGCAGCGATGGCGCGCATAATATCGGGCGCTTGCTCGGCCACGCTGTTGAATTCGTCGCCACGCAGCGCGCCGGATGCCAAGCCTTGGCTAAGCTGTGTAATAGCGGCGCTGGCTTCCTCTGCGGTCGCCCCGGATGTTGCAAACGATTGGTTGATGGTTGTAGTGAGCTGTAGCAAATCCTCTTGCGACAGCCCAAGCTCAGTCGTTGATCGGGCAAGTCGGGCGTACAAGTTCGCTGTTGACTCAAAATTAGAGCGCGTATCGCGGGCCACATTGACAAGCGCTTTTTGCACCGCTGTTAATTGCTCGATGCTGTCAGTCACTTGCCTTAGCTGGTTTTCAGCGTTCTGCCATGCGTCTGCGTAGCGGATAACTTCTCGCACAGACAGCGCGCCAATTAACCCCTGAATAGCGTTTCGCGCAATGCCCGCCGTTTGCCCAAGCTGGTTATTTTGACGACTTAAGCGCTCAGTCTCTTGCCGTACAGCGCGGGTGACGGGGTTAAGGTTGCGGTATGCGCGCTCTTGGCGCTGCGTGGCCTTCGTCGAATCGTCAAAGCTGCGCTCCATGCGGTCGGTTGAACGGTCAACATCACGCTCCGCCCGCAACAAGCCAGACGTGTCAGCGTCTACGCTGTAGTAAATCCCGCCAACGTTCTCAGCCATTCGCCTCACTCCTTAATTGTGCCGCTTTTTCGCGGATGCGCTTCACGGTATCGACCGCCGTGCGGTATTCTTCTTTTGTGGGCAGGTCTTGTACCATATCGGGATGTTTGACCATCATGGCTCTCTGCAATTCGTGCATCGTCATATTCCAGGCGTCGTCTCTCGCAAGACCAAGATGCACCATTGCCACGCTAGCGAATTCAGCCGGATTAAATTTTCGAGGCGGCTTATCACTCGGCTTGATTCGTTTAGCGTCCTTCGTGTCGCCTACCATGCCGTTGATCAAGCATCGAGCGCCTAGCACGTATACATCTTCCCATGGTAAGCGTTTTTGCACGTAACGTAGCTTACCGCCCACGTCGCGGTAAAATCCGATCACATCGCTAACAGATTCATCATCACAGCACGCAGCCAGGGCAGCCAGTGCCGCTGCAAAACCGCCTTTGGTGGCGCGCTGCACACGGTCAAGCATCGCGGCTAGCTCGTCGGGCGTACCCAATGATGCAAGCGCACGAAAACTGGGGCGGAACGTGTATTCCACCCCATCGACGGTAACGCCAAACTCACCCGCCGCGATGTTCGCCATGTTACGCCGGAATGATGACGGTGCTGGTGGTGCCGTTGCCAGTCAATCGGCCCTCAATCGTAAACGTGGCCTCAGCATCATAAGACCGGTCTTTGTTGAACGTGGTGAATAGTGCTGGCGCTTCAATGACCAGCATTTCAGTAGAGCTCGACGGGTCGCTGAAACGCAGCCAGCCGGATGGTTGACCGCCATCCGGGTTGCGTACATGCAAGTAAAGCTCTTCTTGGTTTTTCGTTTCGTCAACACTGGATACGCCATCAAACGAAAACGTTTCGTTTTTGTACGTCACCAATGACTCGCGAATATTCCCCGTGCTGCAAGATGACGTGGTGTCCACTTCATCCCACGCCAAGCTCAGCGACTTAGACCGCGTGCAGCCCAGCAGCTTCCAGTCAGCCTCGATTGGGGTTGTTTGCGGGGGTAGGATTGCAAACTCAACGACTGTATCACGCCCTACGAAAGCGCCAGTCGGGGAAAGCGTAATAGCCATGCTTTTCTCCTTTGCCCTTTTCGGGCGTGTGCCCATGCGGGCGTTGTGGGCAAAATGCCCGGTTTACTGATCGTCAGTTAAGCACTGAACGTTTAGCTGAAAAACCCCACGGCCATCTTCGGTGTAGAGTGGGCCAGTGATGCCGCCCAGGGGTTCGTAATGTTTGATGCCCGGCGACTTATAGTTACCACGCAAGTAGCGCAAAATGTCGTGCATGCGCGTTTCTGAATCATCTATATCGAGATGATTGGCGCTGACCAGTATGAGCAGCACTTGCGGGCGCTGCACAAGATAATCAGACGTTCCGCCGGGGCCGGGTCGGCGAAGCACAAACATGGGGCGACCATCCCTTCGGGCATCATTCCACTTGTAATACTGCACATCAAAACCAGCCAGCAAGCTAGCAGCGTCTAAATGGTCGCGCACGTTGATTAGAAAGTTGCTCATACGCGATAGCCTTGTTTGATAATGGCTTGAATTTCGCTTGCGCCATCGCGCTCGAAACCTTTAACTAGGAATTGAGGTTCGGCGTTGGGATCCCATACGTTGCCGTCCGTTTTTGGATGGCGCGGCGTTTGCGTGCCCAATAAAACGCCTTTGGCGTTATGCACGTACTCGGCATAGCTCTCGCCGAATCCCATACGGCCTTCGTAGCCATTGGCGGTTTTCTTTACGTCACGGTACTGGCTGTTGATTAAGTTGCTGGTCGCCACTGGCGTTAGCGCGCTGGCGTACTTACCGCCCGCAATCAATACCTGCGTGACGGTTTTCTCGGTCATGCCGCCGCCAATTTCGCCAACCTTCTTGGCGAAATTCTTGCGAACGGTGTCAACGCCAGCGAGCTTGCTCATTTAAACCCTGATGACGGCCACGGTGACGCTGGTAACAGCGTCGTATGTGACGCTGACAGGCATGGTTCCCTTCTCGGTAAACACGCCGCTAAACGGGCCAATCATGCGCGACTCGCCCGCCGGGATGGTTACGTCTACGTCACTTGGCGCGACACCCGGCTCAGCATTAAACGTAGATACCACTGTCACGGTGTGTGGGCTGACGTCATCGTTGATAACGTGAAGAAACACGCCATTGCCTGCGTCAAATTCATCGCCTGCCACGTCTGCGGCTGCATAGGTAGGGTTTAATCCGGTCACTACAGTTTGCTGCGCGTTAAGAGTTGCCATGCTATAGCCTCCATTAATTGATGGCTTGATTTTAGCAGTATTTCGCTATGATTGCATTACTCTATCCACCTCTGCACCCCGCCATGATGCGAGCATGTGCCGCGCCTAGATTGCGACACTGAATAAGCGCCGCTCTGACAAATAGCGGTAGCGCCGCCAACAATAATAGGCTCGCCAGGGTATATTAACCACCCCAACGCCGCTATCACCGCGCCCATCGCCGCCCACTGAATCATGGCACTATTCGCGTATGATATTGCACGCGCATTGGCGCATCGTGCTGCACGGCATCGACAGGCAGCGCTTTTGCCTCGCCTATCCACCCTAGCGCAATCAGCGTGCCAATGGCAGCGAGTCCAAACGACAACCACTTAAGCCGATTCTGCCGTGTCTGAGCGTCTAGCAGTCTCGCCTCAGCAGCCCCTTGTGCTTTTGCGCGGTCGTCTTTTAGCGAGCCAATCGCGGCCATCACTTCTTTATGGTGCGTATCCATGCGGGTAGACAGGTCGGTGATGCGGTCGGTTTGCGTCCGATAACCGTCCTCTAGCGCATCAATTCTCCACTCTGCCCGCATTAGTCGCGTTTGCATATCGTCCATAACCGCCCTTATGTCATCAATTCCCAGTCAGGCAGTCCGCCCGGCTCGAGTTCATCTATCGGCCACCAGCGGATGGCGCGGATACGCTCAGCATCAAGCGGCGGGGAAGACAGCGCGGTGTGGTCGCCTAGCTTGATATACCACTCTCGCTCGGGGATGAGTGCGCTATCGGGCTCAGCCTCAAACCGGAATGTCTGGCTAGGCACGAACTCTGTTCCGTTGGCGTCTCGGGCTACATCGCCGCCGCCTTCGTAGCCAACGCGGGGGATAATGTAGGGAGGCGCACCGATAGGCTGGCCCCAATCGTCCGTACCACCCGTTGGCCAGACGGTGGCAGGCCCATGCTCGTATGACCAACTCGCTATTCGCGACATAAAAAAGCCCCATAAAAGATATAGGGCTTATTGTAGCATAGGGCGGTGGGGTGTGTTATGGCTAAGCGGCTAGCTCCACCTGCTTAACCCGCCGATAGTACGCCTTGCCTTTGCACAGCAGGTAGATAGCATCCACCACAAGCAGGCCAGTGACAATAAGCGGCACACCAACCAGCAGCGCTACCACCGATAGCGCAATCTACATAAGACCAAGGCCAGTATGGTTAAGATAAAAACGGTGTACGCCTAGGCCGCCCAGTAGTAGGCACCAAACGACAGCCCATATCTTTGATTTGTGCGTTACGATTTTGTGGGTCATTGTGTTTTCTCCGGTGTCGGTAGTTCGCCGCTGGCTAGGGCGTCGTATAGCTCGCCGCAAAAGTCTTTCCGGCTTAGCATCCCTGCGCATGGGTCGCAATCAAGGCTTAATGCTTTCTCAACCCACCGCTCGCGGGGCGTGGGGATGGGGCGAATACCGCCGCCGATAGCCCACTTATAAGCATGGTCGGCAGTGGATGGATCACGATAAATAATGCCACCATCGTCATGAGCAACGACCTCAACTTGTAGCCAGTCGTTATCGTTACGACGCGCTTCTACTTTTGATCCCACCGGCGGCAGCCCCACGCCATCCCACCCGCTCGGCTCCTCGCTGGCGGGCTGGTCGAAGATGGGGCGGTAGGCCACTACCGGATCAGATAGTCCTCGCCAATGTGCGCCAAAAGTTTGCGGCATACTGCCGTTAAAAAACGAACCGCTCTTGTGTTTTGTTTTATATGAGCAATCATCTGGCAACGGACACTCCCCGCCCTTCCACTCAATCCACCCATCTGCGTCGGCTTGGATGTAATCCCATCCTTTACCAAGGTTTGGATTGCGGCACGGAAGTCGCATTCCACCCGAATACCGCTCTTCAACCACCCGATGTTCTTTAGTTAGCCTATTCACTGCATAAATCATGGTTGATTCTCCTCATTCCAAATAACACGAAACAGCGTCTGTTCCGCAAAATTGGCTGCCGTATCGCCCGTTGCAATGCCAATCAGCCGTGATTTATCAATTCCCGTGCGCTCGCTCAGTGCGGGCCATGTGCTGCGCTGCTTGAGCGCAATCAGTAATGCGCGGGCGCGTGCTTCGTCGTGGTGGTGTTGGGCGTGGGTCATTTCTGAGTGCCTGCTGTAATAGCAATGCTGACAGGCTGGCATGCCATTAGGCGGACGCACTCGTTTTGATAGTGCTGTGAATTATTGGATAATGCGATAACCATCATTTCAAGGCACTGTTCGTAACTCATGCCTGCGCGCTGCGCTTGAAAAGCACGATGAACTTCCGGCATGGCTCTCTCAAGGTAGCGCACGCATTCAGTAGTGCCTAGCTGCTGGACTTGTTCGGGCGTGATCATTTCTTTATCCTCAGCAAATCAGCCTAGCCTTTCTTATTGCGTCAGCAATCGACACTTTGACGTCATGATCTACTTTCCCATTAACACTGCTCCAATCTGGTAGCCTGATTGACGCCCGATAACCAACATTCCCAACAGGACGATCAATTTCCAGTTTGCCTAGAAATTCTGCTTGCGCCCACAAGCTGTCCAGCGTGCTGCTTTGCTCTGCTGCGTATCCAATGACTGTCAAATTATTCATATCGATGCTCCTTGTTATCAACACCCCAAACAATAGCCCACTCCACCACCTGCCCGCTAATGGTATTTTTCTATCGACTAACGCCACACGATAGCCACCGCCTATAAACGGCAACGCCCCGGTAGGTGCCGGGGCGTCTAGTACACGGGTGTCGCTTCACAGCGCCGTGCCTATTGTAGATATGGATCACCTCGCTTTGGCGTCGTGGCCGTATCTGATTTTAGTGTAGCACAAAAAAAGACCGCTACGTGAGCGGGCTATTTAATTAATTGTGTGCGGCGGCCGGTGCTGATCTCCGGCTTGTGGGCGATAGGCGTGGACTGGACGCCTCGTTTTATAGCTGCGGGTGTGCGTACTGCCCGCCTTACTGCTTTCCGCACCTGTTCGGCCAAAGGCAACTAATTACCAGCCCCGAACAGCTCTCGCTCCACTGATTAGCTCAGTCAGCACCTGCGCATTCACCACACCACCAATACTATCCCACGCGGGGCACCGGGTCAATTATCCACCCCACATAAATAACACCCATAAAAAAGACCGCCAGAAGGGCGGTCAATAGGAGGAGCAACACACAACACAACAAGGAGTAGGTAGAGTATGGCGTTAAGCGGTGGGATCGTCAAGTGATAGCGTCAGGCTATATGAAATATTAACGCCATTGATAAAATCAATTTTACCCCATCCACCTGTGGTGCAATACTGAACTTACACCAACCGTGGAGTGTGAAAAATGAACGACATCAAAAAACTACCTAAATGGGCGCAGCAGCGGATTGAGGAAGCAGAGTCAAAGCGCAATATCAGCGAGTACGGCGCTAACATTGAAAACGTCCATGTTGAAAACAACGCAATCAAGCATACTGAACATACGGCTACAGCTATATGCTCTATCGCTGATGCGTTGATTCAAAACTCGCAAGCCAACATCGCAAACGCTGAGGCCATCAAGCAACTAGCCAAAACTATGCACAGTGAGGGATTGGAAGTTGAGTTTGGGCCAGGGATTCAACTAAGCGATGTTCGCCATCGGTAAAAATAAAAGCCCGCGCAATGCGGGCTTTTTTATTCCTCAGACCCGTCAATACAGGTATGGCAGGTTTACGCCGTGGTGTCTAGCATCGACTCCCCTTGACCACCATGAAACCCGTCGAACCACCCGGCTTAGCAGGCGTCAGCGGTGCAGCGCAGCCGTAAGTATCGACCACTTGCAGCGAGGCGTAAAGCTGGTCGTATAGATCCCCCAGGTCGCTGTATTCAAACGACTGAGACGCACCAGACGGCGCGCTCTGCGACTTAACACGACGGCCACCGCCTGATATGGCAAGTAGACCCACCAAGTAGTAATAGATTAGCGCTTGGTCGGTGGCGTCAACGCCGTTGGCGTCTAGGCAGCCTTGAATGCCCTGCGATTTAGCGACCACCAGCGCCAACAGCGGTGCGGGCATGGTGATGCCAATCTCGCGCAGGTAGGCGGCGGCTTCGGCTGTTGTGATCATGGGCGGTAGCCTTCGCAGATCATAATCGCTCGGTCATGGCGAACGATGCGGTTAGCCATTGCGCGTAAGTTGGTTTTGCGCTGAGCTATCGCATTGTCAACTGTGACAAATGCGTGTTTACCGCACGCTGAAATGTAGTTTAATCGCGCAAGGCCAAACCACTGGATATGCTCTTTGTGGCTTCGCTTCTCTCGTGGCCTCTTACTCATCATCGCCACCCCGCGCACCGTTATCATCAGGCTCTTCCTCAGTGTCTAAACTAGGCTGTTCCGGCTCTTGTTCCTGCTTAGTCTGGCGTTTCTTGCGCGGGCGCTTGGGGGTGGCGACTTCTAGGGTTTTGCCCGCCGTGCTAGACACCACGCGGTATTTGTTCGCCCATCCGGTAAAATCGTCCGGCACTTCAACCTGCGTGCCCACGGGGATCATTTCGCCAGCGCTGCGATAGACGCCACGACGGGTAATTTCGATTAGCATATTATTTGGCCTCGCTTAACTGTTGCTGCAATAAGTAACCTTCCATCTCCCACACTTTGCTGCGTGCGTTTTCACGAGAAATGCGCTGTCCGATCTCTTCGTCAAAGTTCGCCTTACTGACGGTTGCCGCCTCGCCTCGCACGGTGAAACCGTTGCGCAGGGTTAGCTCGCACACCATTACTTTGCCGCTAGGTAATGTGGTGAACGTTTCGCCCACAATAACCGCATCAATGGAATCAGGCGTAAGGCGAGGGGCGTTTAATCCCTTGTCTTGAATCGCCTGCTCAATAGCTTGATCTTTCATAATTGACTCCTAAGATGTTTCCCTGATTTTAGCATAAAAAAGCCCGCGCTGTGGCGGGGGCTTGCGTGTTAAGACGCATCAGATAGCAGGAATCCATAGGTGCCGCGCATTTCTTCCCGATCATTCAGCCACTCTTCTAACGTCTTATCCCGCTTATCCCTATTATGCTCAGCCCATAGCGGGGCTAGGTTAGCCAGCTTGTTTATTTCCTTTGGGTCGAAGATGCCGGATTTAACCATCCTCGACACTGGGTTAATGTGGTCTATGTGCCATTCGCCGTAATTGGCCCAGCTCATGCCCGGCTGCATGCATGATTCAATCCTCTCTTTTAGCTGAACCGCTGTATAGCCAAGTATCCGATTGGTTTTATTTGACTTAGTATAGCCGATGTCTCTAACGTGCCGCTTGAGAAGCGCCCTGCATATTTCAGACACCTTGAAGGATTCTGAGTTCGCGTAAAGCTCGCGATAGTATTTATTCTGATCCTCTTTTTTGTCTTGATAGCGTACTCTTTTGTACTCCCTAACCCTTTCCCTATTTTCCTGATACCAGTCGTTTGTTCTTGCTTTTGCTTTCTCTGGATTTTCATTAGCCCACGCCTTGGCTTTTTCAATCGCGCACTGTCTGCAAGAGGTGTATTTGACGTTTCTCTCGCTGATATGTCCATGCTTGCACATGATCCCTGTGAAATAATACTTCATCCCAAGATTCTTGGCGTCTTCGCGGCTAATAATATGCAGCATGATAATCTCTTTTTAGACAATTATCAGTAATTGTAGCATAAAAAACCCCTCCGTAGAGGGGTTGTTAGTTCTTTTACACTTTACGCACCGGAGCCATAGAAAACTGCGGAGCGCCCGTTGGCGTCTGCAATAATTTCAAAACCCATCGCCCCGGCGATAAGCATATTGTAGTCCGCCATGGGGTAGTCGCGCGGCATCATCTGCGTACCAACCGGCATGCCCACAACTGGGCGAATGTAGCGACGGTTAGGCACAAACGCTGTCCACTCATTGCCAGAGAGCGCATAATCAACCTTGATTTCATTGATTCGGCGGTTAGTGGCAAGCCGCTGGAAGCGTGTACCCGACAGGTACTCATCCTGGTTGTAAGGCAGGTCTAGGTTGCGCGCAATTTCGGGCGAAACATAGAGGTTCATCGGCTCGGTAACGAGGTTATCGTCAGCCGCGCCGCCCAGCGTGGTCGCCAGGAAGCTTTCCCATTCTGCGGTAGTTGCGGTGGTTAGGTCGATGCCCGTCATATCGACAGATTGAGTATACGGCGAGTTACGAATGCCGTAGCCCTGGTAGCCATCAAACTGGATAGTAGGATCACCGTCCAGTAAGTAGTTAGCCATATCAGTGCGCATATCGTACGTGGCCTTTTCTACATCTTCGGCCCATGCGTCGAAGTCGTCGTTTTGCAGGACGTTCCACTCGCGGAAGCTGCGACCTACGCCGTTAGTGAAGATAGGAACCGGCACGCCACGGAAGTCGTAGTTGCCTTTGTCCATTGGCTGCGGCTTCTGACCACTGATAGAGCGTTGGGTAGTGTTCGCGCCGTCAGAATTGAAGCGGTAGCCGTGAACGATCTTACCAATATTCACTGTGGTAGCCAGCGGCATCAAGTCGCCCATAATGACTTGTCCGGCGTTATCGCGCATTACGCGAGCAGTCACGCTGTCTAGTTGTAACCATGGCTGCGGCTTGGTAATGGCGTTACCCACAAGCTCTTGCTCACGCTGTGCAAAGTAGCGGCGGTTGAGCGAAAGCTCCTGCCACTTTTGCGCGTGCAGCTTGCTGTTGGTGATTAACTGCTTATCAAAATGTAGCATTACGCAATCGCTCCTGTAGCTTTGCGAACACGCAGCAAGTCTGCCTCTGCGAGTGTCACGGATTCTTCTGAATAGAACAGCACTTCTTGTCCAGTGGTGGCTGCGGCTAGCGTACCATCGCCTGCGGATGCTAGTTCTGTGAAGCCCTGCACGTAAGTACCAGCGGCTACGCGAACATTGAAGAACTGTTCATCAAGCGGGCGGGCTGCAACTACTGTATCGCCAGCGGGGATAACATCGTCCGCGCCTTCCAGCTTCATGTAGTTCTCTTGGGCCACCAAGTAAGTTCCGCGCGCACCAGCGGTGCCATGTGGCTCAAATTCATCACTGGCGTTAACCGTAACGATAGAGCCGGGGGTGATGTCCACAGCCGAAGGGCGCTCCATTACCTGCGGCAATAGCTCGGAGACCGGGCCTGCGTAGATTTTGCTATAACGAGCCATTAGATTGCCTCCGGTGCTTCAAATTCAAGTTTATCGGCATTCGTGCTCAACCGCCCACCATTCAGCGCATGATCCGCCGCTTTAGGCGTTTTGCAGTTGCGGGCCATGATGCGCAGGGCGTTAACGTCGAGCGCTTTGGCTTCGTCTTCGGTCGCCAGCTTGGCCTCTACCACAGTCGCCTCAAGCGTTTCTTTCTCAGCTTTTGCAGCGGCTTCGGACTCGGCGTTAATCGCGTCGAGTTTTTCTTGCAGGGGTTTTACTGCGTCGGCAATGGCTTGCGCCTGATTCGCTTGCAGTGTTTCGGCCTGCTTGTCGAGCATGGCCTGTAGCTCTTCAGTCGTCATTTGCGGTTCCTCAGTAGACGTTTGAGAGTTGGTTTGCAGGCCAGCGGCCTCGTGTGGTTTGCCCGACGTATTGCCGAACATTTTAGAAAGCGTGTTTCGAATGGTGTTGGTGACGGCTTCCCAGGAAGTCTGGCGTTGAACTTCTTGGCGTGTATCGGAAAGCGTGATAACGCCATCAATAACGCCATAGCCGATTTTGTACGCCTTGTTGGTATCCATTTCGAAAAAGATTATCGAGTCAGCATTAAAATCGTCTACGTAGCCTTCGCCGTACTTATCTCTAGCAACGCGCTGAAGCTCTTGGCGCATATTATCAACGCTGCCGGGCAGCTCTTCGTTTAGTACCAGCTCGCTATTAACGACTTCGACTTGCTCGCCTGCGGAGTTGACCATCATGCCAACACCGTCAGCGGTGCCAATAGCGGGCGTCTCAGAAATCAAAATCGCATCGTGGTCAAATGCAAAGCTATTGCCTACCCACTCATACTCAGCGCCTTCGGGGGCTGGTTCGCGCTGCATCAGCAGGCCAGTACTGGTGCTGATTGGCTTGCCTTCGTTGATCGCCGCCAGCAGCTTGCGCCCGTTCTCGCTGTTCTGGGCAAACTCCACGTCGATAACCTTATCGGCAAAAACGCGGTCGCCTTCGATGCGCGGGTTGGTGTTCCATGCGCCCGCCCAGAAGCCGTTAATGGCCTCTGGCGTGCGCGCGCTAACAAACTGGTTATTCACCACCGGATGCCCCAGCGGGGCAGGCAAGCCTTCCAACTGCTGGTAGCTCGCCTCTAGCTCAGCGCGTGGGTAAAAGATGTTGTTTAACACCGTGTCGAACTTCGCCACAGCGCTAGGCACCACAATCACGTCACGACCGTTGCGCTGTTCGCGCTTGATCGCGGCGTTGTTGACACGGTGCTTGATGTTGACGCGGATTTGGCTCATAAATTTAGCCTATAAAAACAGTGCCATCAGTATAGCACAAGGCTATCGTGGCGTGCAAAGTGGTGCAACCATGTCGTGCATGTCCACGGTTTGGTGGCTCATCAAGGTGGCGTTACGACGAAAAACAGCGCGCCGTTACAGCCGTTACAAACGTTACAGCCCTAATTAAACTTGTACCGCATAAAAATTCAATGGATTCAAGTGCTTGTGACATATATAACAATAATTACAGAAAATAGATATATATATAGAGGTCTGGCTCTCTAAGTGACTGTCAGTGTTTATGTATATGTGACTATCGTTCGAAAAACAGCGTAACAAACGTAACGGTTGTAATTTTTTAATAAAAACAATCAGTTAAGATAAAAAATAGCGGTACGCAGGCGTTACGCCATTTTAAAACGTAACGATTGGCCGTTGACGTAAGCGTAAGCTGTGCGTATTTCCGCACACAAAAAACCCGCCGGGGTGGCGGGTTGGGGGCGCGAATGGTGTGCCGCTATTCGCTTGCCAGCCGTTGGGCAGAGTGCATTGCATCCTGTATTTGCTCGGCTAGCGTGCTATCAACACACTCTGGAAACTCAACATCACTACCGTTCGGCCCATACATGTTGATCCATGCGCTGCCGTTCTCGATATTTAGCTCAATCACGTACCCCTCTGGCAGATCGCTTGCCGCATCTTCAATCGCTTGATCTACTGTTAGCTCAATCATCCCAAACACTCCATCACGTAGAATTTATCCCACACATACCGCCCATTCGCAGTACGCTCCAAGTCCTTCATCAGCTCGTTGCGCGCCTCTTGCAGCTCGCTAATAAGCATCTGCTGGCCTACCTCGGCCTCAGCTTCGCGTGTCTCCATGCTACCGTCATCATAGCGCAGCACTAGCCGGGCAATGATGCGCCACCGTAGCGGGGCATGCGTGGCGTACGTGGCAATGTCCTGGTATTTATACGCCGGAACATGCGCCGGAAACGACCACTCGCCCTCAAACTCACCGCCGATATGCCGTCCGGTGGCCTTAATACCTATACACCAGCGCCTAGCGGTCGCCTGGTAGTGCTGATACTGCCGATGGCTAACGATGCGCTTACGGCGCTTGATTTCGCCCGCTTGGGCGCGTTTTTGGGCGCGGTTCATTGGTCGCCCCACATTGGCGCTGTATAAGTTACGAAAGCAACAAAAAGGCTAGCGACGTAAACGATAGCTAATTGCTCCCCTTGCTCGACATCTTCACCCATTAGCAACATCAGGATAAATGGCTGCAATCCAGCAAATACTGATGATATTAATTTCATTTTCATTGACCCCCACCTGGCGCATAAACAATCGCCGCTTGTACTGCTGCGCCCATGTCGCCAAACGGCATGTACATCTCACTGGCAGCGTCTACCATTTCGGCGGTTGGCTCGACGGGAACGCACTTCCACCCATCAGGACAGCACGCTTGCCATGACTTCCACTGATCACTGGTAATGGGGCAAGCATATTCGCCATCAATCATCTGCATCTGATTGCCGCGTGATTTCGCCCACGATTCAAATCGCTCTCTCTCAGTCATCATAACTCCATCTCCTTCAGTTCTCGTTGCAGTCGGCGCTCTTCCAGCCGGCGATCAATATCCAGCCGCCGTGCATACCGACTGCTGGCGTATAGGTCGTTGCGGATGCGGCTTTGGTGTTTGGTTTCGGATAAGCCGCACTGAATATGGCGGCCTGTGAAGTTGGGGATGGTGTGTTTCATGGCACGTCAATCCAAGCTGGCACTTGGTCTGTCATGTATTCGCCGTAGTTCGAGATATATCGTTGCTCAGCATCCGGCCCGTTGCAATAAAGCTCGCATAACGGCGTGAAGTGTCCGGCTTGTCTATGCTCATCGCTCTGGAATATGCCTAAAGCGTACCGGAACTCCTCAACCGTAAATTCAATCCAATCTTTTGTTGGGAACCCCATTACATGGTATTGAAGCTTAATCTTATCACCTGCCTTCATCACTCTCTCCTAAATGCCCGCGCTAGGCGGGCGGGTTGTTTGTTAAAACTCCGCGCTCAAATAATCCCACTCGCCTATCTCGATGTCGTCAACCTCTGATTCGAGTTGGCAGTCTGAGTTGCAATAGATTTTGCCAGACTGGATGTAGCCATCTGACGCAGCCATGCCATAGCTTTCAAAACTGTAGCGACAGCCCGCGCAATGAACTCCGTGAGTGCTGCCTACTTTAGAATGCTTAATCTGATTAACTCCCGTTGCGTTGTCTGTATAGAGACAATAAACCCCAGCGGCTGCCAGGGCTAATGGTATTTTTCTATCGTGTAGCGGCGGGTGATATGGGTTAGCTATCAGGATCAAACGCCGCTCTCTGCTTTTCAAGCCGGGCTTTTAGCGGGCCGAGTATTGGTTCTCCTGATTCGTCAAGCAATACAGGTTGTTGCGAACATTTGCACCGAATAGAATTGGCGTCTACCGAATACCACTCTGCAACCTCCTGAGGAGAGTATGTTCTCCCATGCCTAGCGGAATGCGACCTTCTGGTAGTTGGTGACAGGGCTGATAAATGGAGCATGGCGGTACGAATACCCAGCCGCTCCCGAGCATCCTGCGTTTCGTCTCTTGTGGCGCGCCTTAACGCGCTACCTATCTCAGTCCGCGCAATAGTCTCCGCCCGCCGCTCAGCAATCCCGAACCGCTTGCGAATATCCTTCGCCACATCACGGGGATTTAGCCCATCCTCAACGCCCTGGCTAAGCACGCGCCCCAATTCCGTAGCCGTATCGCCGTTGAATGAGTCCATCTGCTCGAACACCCGCGAACGAATCAACGCCACCCGCCGCTGCCACGGCTCCGACGCCAAGACCTGCGTTATCTCCCGCGTATAGTCATCCGTCAGCGCGGCAAGCTGTGCTACGGCGTTACCCGTACCCGCTTCATAAGCTCGACGGGCCTGCTCTGCCATATAATCCGGTGGCACTTCGATGCCCAGGCGACGGCGAATCTCCTCAACAATAAGCCGCAGCTCCTCCACGCTAATTAGGTATTCGTAGCGCGTTTCGTTGACCACGTAGCCCGGCACCTGGGCGTTAATCGTGATCTCACGCTTTGGTATCTCCTCAAAACGATCAAGCACCCAGCGGCGAACGTCACGCAAGCCGCGTTTTAGGCGGCTGATGGTCTGTTGTTGGAGTCTTGCGCCACCCACCGGGTTCTCTGTGTTTCGGGGCAGGGTGGGGTATTTAGGCATTGTGACCGCCAGTCATAAATGTTCTATGCCCACACCCTGGGCAGCGCTTTGATGAGCCACCTTTCTTTATGTCTTTTGCTGTCGGCTCACTCATCTTCGCCTTAGTTACAGGCTTTAAGCATCTCATGCATATGTAATGATTCATCCCGCCATCCCCTCAATTAACAACATTCCGCCCATCCCACCTACGCCCACGGTCAGCATCACCACACAAATAACGGTCATGCCAAACCAATCCGGCAGCGCGGCACCCTAACGGGCTATGCTTGCTGGGCAAACGCGCGGCTAAATACCACTTATCTAGCGTGGCGGTAGCGGCCACCCAGCGCCATGTTTGTAGAATGGTCATAACACCCCCTTAGGCCGCATATCTAGCCACTTCATCTGCAAATACCACTGAAACGCGGCTATCTCTTGGTATTTTGCGTTTTCGTGCCAGTGTTGATAAACCTCATTCATCGTCGTCGCCCTCACTATCATCATCCGCAGGCACCTCAGGCTCTGCCAACGCCTCCCAGCCAATGATAGCCCGCAATTCATCTCCTGTCGCGATAATCTCCCCGGTGCCTGCCATGTTTTTAACCGCTTCGGTCGCGGTCTTGAGCATTGCCAGTTTATCGGCAAGCGAGGCGTCGTTCAGCTCCGACCACATCACCTCGTATTCATTACCCGGCACTGGCGGAATGATGCGGTATTCCATCAGGCGGTCAATCAGGCGACGAATATCCGTTTGCAGGTCACCTGCCCGGCGCGCTTGGCAGCGGTTGTTCATATTAACCGCGTCTTCTGTGCTAGCCCTGTCCCCCTGCTGGTTCCCGATCAGCTCTTTATGAGGAATCTCTAGCGACGCCGCGATGCACTGCACCTGCATCTCAAAATGCTCTTTCGGCTGCGGGACGTTGGCGACCAACGGGTTAATCTTGCCGCCTGTAGTGAACGCTGCTGCGTCAATGCCGCTGTTCAGATCCGCCATCATCTCATTCAGGCGCTCGTTCAGCTCGTCCATACCGACGCCATACGACCTGGCAAGCTCTGGCAGGCTTTGCGAGTCGCTATACTCAACGCTCAACTGCCGTGAAGCATTCTTCAAAAATCCTTCGCCGCTGCCTCCCGTAATCTTAACCAATGACACGAAGTCGTTATACGCCGCTTCCAGCTCGCTCACGCCTTCTCGATAATCACCTACAATAACCACGCGGCTATGATGAATCGTCACGCTACGCGCCGGGGGCGGGTTGTCTGCGGTCTGCACGTTGCCTTCGTTGTAGTTCCAGGTGGTGGGCTGGCCGTAGCGCGGGCTGTTTGGGTTTTCGTCCCATGTACCCGGCGTTAACTGGCCTTCCCATGCCGGGATAACCTCGATTAAATCCCCTCCCGGCTGTAGCTCTTCATCCCATCGCGCATTATCCGCAACGCGCAAAATCAGGCCGGAATACGCCCCTACCATCCTGCGGCGGTCGGCATCTTGGAATTTCTGCCAGACGTTTAGCCGTTTGAACAGCTTGCGAACGTCACGTTCCCAGGGCTTCTCCGTGGTCTTTTCGTCGGTCGTGTCGCCCTGGATGATCCACGGGTTGTCCTGCCATGTCTTGCGGTTGATGCGGTTAATGCCAGCTTTGGCTAGGCTGCAGCGCTGGTACAAGTTTAGGAAGTCGAAAAAACAAAGCGTATTCGGGAACCCGAACTCGTGCCATGCGCGGTCGCGCTTCGTGTCGATACCGCCGTTGTACCCGCTGCCAAACGCTAGCGCTTGACGCATCGACGCCAACCGACGCTCGCTCATGTACTGGTTTACGGCCATCGTCAGCCGCGTTTCTTTGTCGTGTTCTGCCATTTAAAAAGCCCTCATAGTGTGAGGGCAGTATAGCATTTAGTGCGCTGTGGTGTTATGGGCGGGAATAATGCTCGAATAATCCTGAGCAGCGCTCCTCTCTTTCCCCATCATCGTTTCTGATCACAGGATTGTTGTCTCCCACCATATTTAGAATTTCATACCTACCGCCTTTGATTAATTGTAACGCACTAGTCGTGCAAATAATCCAATCACCCGCCCGCCAATTTGCCGGGTCATCCATGTCGTCTACTGGCTGTGGTTGTTTTCGGTAGCCCTGCTGGTACAGTCGCTTGGAAAAGCTATGGAAATTATCAGACGCCTGCACATGGCTAACCATCTCCTCAACCGCGCGGTCTTCTTCGGTGGCTAATGCAGCAGAAGCGCGCTTCTGACATTCAAGGCGCGATGACTGACAGGCATTGTGTGCTATCCATTCCAAAGCTTCCATCATGCGCTCTACGCAAGTCGCTTGCGGGTGAAAGCCATCATCGCGCAAATCTTCGGCGCACTGTTTGGGGCTTGGAATTGGCAAATATCCTTCCTCTGCGACTTCCTCACGCTCCCCCACCTCCGGCACCCATTGTTTGCTAGTCATCTGCGGCTCATCACCAACCGCATTCGTCGCGCTCAGGATTTGGGATAGAGTGAGTTGGCGCTCTCCCCATCCTGAACCGTTATATCCATGGTACAGATTATCGATTGTCTCGCGCCATCCAAAATAAGGATAAAACTGTCCATCCGACGGATACTCCCCCTTCCCCGCCCCCGCCGCCATAAACGCCTCTGCCACGGCGTGATAGTCGTCTTCGGTCAGGTCTTTGGTGGCGATGTAATCGCCGGGTTGTAATGTTACTGCCGAGCCATCCTGATTCGCATCACTCTGCTTCTCACGCAGCACCCACCCGCCGCCATGCTGAATAACCTCGTGCGTATGCGTCAGCCCCAGCCACGTGCGCTCCAGTTTGGCGTCTAACTCGGTGGCGAAAGGTTCGCCGTTGTTGCGCGCGATTAGGTTTATCATGGTTGGTTGCTCCTTTTCGTTGTGTTTACACCCCAAACAATAAACCACCCATGGCAGGGCTGATAATTGTAATTTCTAATGATGTTGCGCGGTGGTGATGGGTTTTTCTAATTGCCGCTGCGCATACTCAGCAACGGCTTGATACAGCGCCGGGTTTGTTGTCTGCCAGCGCTGCACGGTGCTGGGTGACTTGCCGATGAGGGCTGCTATGCGGCGGATGGATGGGTTCATTGCACACGATCCCAGCGTCCTTTTGTTTTGGTCGTCGAAACGGCGCACCCGCGCGCCGTCATGCTGTCACCTCGTAGCCTTCGGTTATAAAGCCGCATCCACCAATCACAAACTGGCTGCCGTCCTGCATGATTTTGGTGTCATGATGGGTAGTGATCTCGTTGCCGAAAAAATTGATCACAAACTCTACCATCTGAAAGGCTACAACACCTTGAGCCAGAAGCTCATCATCAGTGTTTTCGACTCGGCTCATCTTGTTGGCGGTGATTGTTTTCATGTCGTCGTCTCCGTTGGTGTGTCCCGCTTCGTTATGTATTCATAATAGCACGCTGATAGCACTATGCAACACCTATAGGCGAAAAAAAAGCCGGATTTTTTTTCATCCGGCTCTGGTTTTACCTAACGCCTCCGTTTGAGTAATACAGCAGGCCCGCCATTATTCATCGCAAGATGCGGACAAGCGCCCATGATGAAAGCATCGGCAAGGTTAGGCGACGCTATGCCGCGCTTGGCTAGCTCGTCTTTGGTTTCCACCATGTCTAATCCGCGTTTGCTGTAGCGCTTCCGTGGTGTGGCTAGCTCTAACTTTAGCTGATCAAGGTTTTTCACGTCACCACTGATGCTGATTAACTCGCTTGCCGGGTATTGCTCGCCCTTGGTGACAGCATTGAACGTGTTGCGCAATCGGTCGGCCACGTCTTGCCACGCCTGGGCTTTTAGGTTCTCGAACTTATCCTTGTTCTTGATCTTGGGGGCGTATTCCATATCGGGGTTGATGATGGCCCCGCCCGCATTGAACTTGTAGTACCCCTGGTTAATTCCCGCCTCTCGCAACGTGGAGCCAACCTGCGCGCCCACGCCGATAGAGTCATACATCAGCCGCCCGCCTTGCGTATGCGCCCATGCTCGCTTGGCAGACTGTGCCAGCTCATCTTCCGGCGCTTTCCATTCGTCAATATCCATGCACAATGCGCCATCAAACACAGCGCAAGCGTTCGTATCGCCGCCGCTGTCGGCAACGTCATAGCCAACGGTTCGCGCGCCTGATAGGTCAATTCCTAGCTTGATATGCGCATCAACCGCCGCCTCAATCCATGAGTATTTGATAACCGCCGCGTCGTCGTTCGACTTCGGCTGTCCAAGATAGATATGGTTGTAGGCCTCTGGGTCAGCTTCCTTTAGTCGTTCAGCCTTGCGCCGTGCCGTGCGCGACAAGAACGGGTTTTGGTCATAATTGATATGCCGGATGATGCAGTCATCGCCAAGTAGCTTAGGCAGCTTTGCCTGAACGAAGTCGGTCTGTAGGTCGGGATTCCACAGGATCCACACCTCGGCACCCTCTTTACGGATGGTCGGGTCAATGATGGCCCATTGATCTTCCGTTAAGCCTTCGCCCTCCTCAATCCAGCAAATATCAACGCCTTCGGTGCCCTTGATCTCCTCGATGTTGCGAGCAATACCGTAGAACAAGAACTCGCTACCCGTCTCTTTGTGCCGGATAGATGAAACGCCAATATCAAACTCATCGCGCCATCCTGCATCGATGATCTTCTGCTTGACCACGGTATACACCGAATCCGTGATGCGGTTCTGAAATTGACGCAAGCACAAAAAGCGCACTGAATAGTTGCGCGCCAAGAACGCAGCCATTCCGCCAGCGTCTTGTGTCTTGGATGAAAAGCGCCCGCCCTTTAGCAGTTTGTACGGCTTGCGCGTTGTCCAGAACGTTTTAAGATTCGGATTCAGTTGGAACATTGGGTTCTTGGTAGAAGTCGTCTAGGCTGCGGCCACGGTCGATTGCCTCGCCTTTTGTGGTGTGGTCAATCGCGCTGCGCTCTGTGTAGCCATGGTTAGCTAGCACCAGCTTGACAATAGTGCTGTTTAGCTTGTTTGCAATGCCGCCATTCAGCGCCAAATGCTCCTGCATTACCTCAATATTTTGTAACGTGTACGAAAATTCAGGATAAAGGCTTTCCCAGTCATAACTGGTAGACTTTGAAATACCCAAATAGCAGCAAAGGCCAGCGCGTGATGGCACAACGTGGCCTAGCTCATCTAGGCGGTAAAGATAATCATTCGCCTGAGCCTGAATCTCGTCGTTATACTTGGTTGGCCTCCCTACTGGATTGCCCATAATCAAAGCCCATCATTTTCGTCAGCATTACGCGCCCAAATCGGCGTCTTGTTTAGCAGCTCCATCATGCGGGGGCATTCACTAATCGGACGACTGATAACGTCGTCAAAGAAAGCCGTCTGTTCTGCATTCAAGTGATAGGTGATATGGCCGCTCTCATCGACCGTTTGCGGAATTGGCATAGTCATCTCCTCTGGTTTCTATTGCGTCCATACTAGCACAAAAAACCCCTCAGTACGCAGTACGCAAGAGGGGCCGTGTTGGGGTGATTATATCATGCCTAGCGCGAAACGAAACTCAGTGAATTCTTTTTGGCTGCCTTCACAAATAGCAACCTTTCCATCATTGAGCTTTATCACAAATGACGCTCTCTTTTTGTTGCCGCCGCATAGCAGTCCGGCCAATGCGCCCAACGGGCCAAGCGCTACCAGTCCTGCCGTTCCCCAGCCTAACGTACCTAGCACAGACTTGGCATTGTCCTGCGAAAGCTCTTGGAACTCCTGGATGTCGTCAAAGCTATATTTGCTTGTGGCAAACGCGCCCGTGTTTAGGGCCACAATGCGACTGCTCTTGTTAAAGACACAGTAGCCTTTTTTGTAAAAATCGCCTTCTAGTATTTTAATCATTTCATCTCTCCTAAATTAGCCGATACTGGCCCCTCATTAACATTACTCATCAGCGTATACCCGCCACGTGTGAGCGCGCAATAGTTGTTCATGGTCATGGCGTAGTACGCCACCTTGGCCCCTGCCAGTGCTTCAAACGTTAACTCATCCGTCATCGTGTCGCGGGTCTTGCCGTATATTAACGTGAAGGGTCTAGGCGTGGTCATTTAGTTAGCTCCTGGGCCTCTTTCTTGAGTTGAGCGACCCAATTATTCAGGGTGGTCACCACATCGCCGTGCATATCGCCGCCCAACCTGCGAACAACTAGCTCGACCATATCCGCCTGCTTAATCAGGTCGCGGCGGGTTAAGTCCGTAGCGGGCTGCCTATTGCGTAGCATTTCTAGCCCACGCCTGCACTTTGCTGTCACGAAGTCCGGGCCTTGCTCAACCCACCGCATTACTTCATGGCACCGCTCCACATGCGCCGCCAGCGCCGCCTCGCGCTCAAGGGCGGCGTTTAGCTGCTGCTGCAATGCGTCACGCTCTGCCCGCACCCGCTCCATCTCGTTTTGTGTTGCTGCCATAGTACCTTTTTCACCTCGCAGCACCCTAGCACCTGCCGTGCTGTTTATTCCGCACTCCGGGCAATACTGCATATCTGACTTGCTCATACCTTCCCCTCCAGTTGTTTTCCAATAGCGGCGGCCGCTCGGACGATGGCGCGGCGGGTGGCTGATAGAGGGCAGCTCTCAAACTCTTCATTGGTGTTATATCCATAACGCCCAATCATGTATGTGGTATTAACCTCGCCCACCTCATAATCAGGAATAAATCCTATACCCAGCTCGACCGCCAACCGAAACGCATCGCTATCATCTTCAATCGGGTTCCATTCGCTGCTGTCCAGCCAGAATGAATCTCTTTCCAATCCGTTATACAACTGTATGGTTACTTTTTCCGCGCCTGCCGCTCTCGCAGCCATCTCTAGCAGCTTTTGGTCTTGCGTATTCATACCTCCACCCCCAGCCGTTGCAGTTGATCAATAATGGCGGTTAATTCAGTGATAGGGTCGTTCCATCTGACATCGAGATAAACACTCTCGTAAAGCAGCGGTTCAGGCCACGTGGCAGCAGGCGCGATGTAATCCATTCTGGAATCACGCACGCAAACGGTCAATTCTTTCGTATGCGCCGCGTAATTAACAAACACGTGCATTGTGTCGCATTTAATCGCTGCGGCCTGTATGCGGTCGCATAGGGATAGTATCGAATGGTTTTGGATAGATGTTGTGGTCATATGTTTACCTCCTCCGTTGTGATACCAAAAGTATGCGCCCGCCGTGGCGTGGTGGCTAATGAGTAATTTCTATGGGTAATCCTAAAATTTAAGGTTTTGGCTATTTGGATAAATAGCGGCTAAATAGCGGGCTGCTTAGCAATTAAAACATCCGTTTAAAACAAGCGTATGATAGGCCTATAAGATACTGTTTTATATATATTTTTATATATTTCTTTCACTTCTTATAGACATAAAAAAACCGCACAATAGCAGGATAGCAGCTTAGTAGGGGCTGCTTTGCTATTTGCGGTAATTTTGATTTTGAAAGGGGGTGGCTGCTTAGTTGCTATCCTGCTATCCAGTTGATTTAAAAGGGTTATCAGCCTAGTAGCAGGTTAGCACGTTATTTTCGGTTTTTGTTTAAAAACAAGCATTTAACGCCATTCATCAACTATACACCCACGCGGTAGAATTTGGCAACTACCCGGCCATTACCTGCGTGCTTGTACTCGCGTTTTTCAATGCGACCAGTGGCGACAAGATGATCAACCGCTTGCTCTACGTCATCTCGCGCCCACTTGCGACAACGGTTAGCAATCACGCCGATGGTCTCGCCGTCTTTATCATCAACCAGCGAATAGATGCGCGCCATCAATGCCTCCCCCTGGCTGCTGGCGTCCGTGCGCTTTTCTAACTGGTTGGAATGCGCCAGCATGATTTTCTCGTCAATGTCCTGGCGAACAAACGCATACGCCCAACGGACGTGGCTAGGCGTGCGCACGCCTTCCGGCCCTGCTAGTATCAGCGACACCTTGGAAACCTGCTCATAGGCGCGCCGGACGATGGCTTCAAGCCCCGTTCGACCCTTGTGCTCCTCTGCGTACTCTTCCACCCAATCGGCTACTTGCTCAAGCATATCGAGCGCCTTGGCCTCAGTGGGCACTCGCGTCGGTTCGTTGTAGTTTTCAATGCGTCCGCTTTTACTATCAAAGCCGCCGGGGCTGTACAGGTTTTGCAGCGCAGACCGAAGTCCCATGCTCATTGGCTGCTTTTTAAAGCCACGCTTGCGCTTCGGGTTGGTTTCCCGCTCACGCACTAACACCGCCCTGCCAATAAACCCGTTGGTGGCCTGCTCCGCCGTCACCAGCTCGTCAAATGTCACTGGCGTAGTGAAGCCAATGAGTGATAGAAAAGGCCGCTCTAGTCCTGTGTCTATCATGTCCAGGGCACGCTCTATCTCTTTGGTACGCGCTGACATACGTCCGCACGGATCGTCGCCTTCATCAATGGCCTTTTTCGCTTGTGCATATTCGCGCAATAACAGGCCGCGCACTTCTTCTTTCATATCACCCGTTAGCAGCATGAAACCGTTGGCCTTTGAATATGCAGACATCAGAAGTCCGATAATGCCATCCAGGTAGGCAGCGCCGCCGTTCTCCTGCGCCTTGGTAATCTTGCGCAGTAGGTAGCCCAATTCGTCAATGATGTAATAGGCGCTCTGCTGGCGGACTAGGTTTCGCGTTATCTCTTGCTCAGATTTGATAGATCCATGCACCGCTGATTGAATGCCCGCCGCTTGGTGCACTGCCGAAGTCGCCTGCAACACCGCCTCCTTCCCCGTAGCCGATGCGGAAACGCAGAACATGAACAGGTTGGCGGTCACGCCGTCTTTATCGTCAATCATGCGCAGGCCAATGATATTACCCACCGCCACCAGCGACGCGGCTACGGCTAAACGCTCACGCGGGAAGCGCGATTGACCGTTAATCCACTCAGTGACCTTACCCACAAAGCCGGGTGGGCGAAGTAGGTCAATGCTGTCAATGGGGAAGGGGTGGCCGTCAGGCGTAGGCGCTTCATCCTCAACCACTGGGAACGTGACCGGGCGTTGATACCCGTTGGCCTCCGCTTTGGCGATAAGCGTGCCCAGCGTTATGGGGTTGGGCGACTTGCCGAAGCTATGCCACTTCTTGTCCATGCCCCACGGGTTGTACTTTTGCGACCGTTGCGCCCACTCTTGCCACAGCGTGAAGCCATCATTGTCGCCCCCGGTGGTGTGGTGGATACCCATACCTACCGAAACATAATCATCATAGTGGGCGTCATCGTTCGGCACTGACTTGAGTATCTCGCGCAATTCGTCTAGTGACACGTCCACCGATTCGCCGGACACGCGCCCCCGGTGGTGGTCTGGCCTGCGCAATAGCGCAATCAAATCCCCTGGGGCGTCGGTTAGGTCGTCTGGGTTGCCTTTTTCGGTTTCGTACTCGGCGCCGCTGGCATGTAATGAGCTAGCGCCCACGACGAACCCACTCGATTTAAAATCCAAGCCGGGGTAGTCGTGCAAGTGCTGAACCAGTGACACGCCTGGGGGCCGTTTGAACTCAATATGCCAGCCGCCTCCCCCGGTGGCGACCACATGGCCAGATAGCGCTTTAAAATCCAAGCTCAAATTAGCGCACAGCTTGCCGTAGGACTCAAATCCCCCGTTACGTGGGTCTACGTCAATGATTAACTGGTCGTCAATGCACACGCCAAACCCAGTGGCAAACTGGCCCGTTTCGGTCATCGCGTCAATTTGCTCTTCCGACCAGTGGGGTGAATGTTGCCAGTTCGATATGCGAGGGTGCTTCCCTTTTGCGGTACATTCTGGATCTTCGCAGCCACATGCGCCATCCGGCTTTATTTCATGTAGCGGAAAGACGCGGCGTCCTGCGTCGATGTAGTCGTGGATGTTAGCCATTGTTCATTTTCTCCCGCATCTGCATGTTTTCTTCCACTGTTCCGCGCAATAGCCCCATACTCTCCATTTCCAACAGATGGGCATAAATCCACTCATCTTCTGTTGAGTAAACCTTGCATTCATTAACCAAAAAATCTTGCGTAATGAACCTTACATTAGTGGGTCTGCCATCCATAAACGAAAACAACTGCAAGGCATATAACCCTTCATCCTTACCGATAATTTGCCCTTGGTTGTGGATTTTTCCATTTTTGTAAGCGTGGACGAACAGCCCATCGAATCCGCTGTTGTTCATCGGTTTTGCTCCATTCATTTTGGGCGCATCCTTTACGCCTTTGCTTTGATTGCATGACCGGCACGCGGCCACAAGGTTGGCAATATGGTGGCTGCCACCCTTTGCAACTGGTACCACATGGTCTATTTGTAGCTCTGCGTTTTTACCTTCTGCGCCACAATAAACGCATGTGTAACGGTCGCGGCGCATAACGCGCATTTTCGCCGCGTCGCTTGGGCCTTCTAGTCGTGCTGTCATTCTTTAACCTCCTGAATATCGCTTTCAAGCGCATCTGAAATAATTGGTTGCGCAATGCCGAAGCGCCAGATTTTAGCTTTTTCGTCTGGCGTCAGCGAGCCATCGCGGCGAACGTACCTAAATAGCTTCATATAGCTGACTTTAGATTGCGTGGAAAGTAGTTTAAGGCTGTATCCGGCGTCTGTGAGCAGTGCAATCATCTGTTTAGTTTTCATTGTCTAGCCCCTTAGTTGATGCCTCTATTCTGGGGCATGAAAAAAAATGTTGCAAGCCGTTTTTACCGTTGCTATAGTTCGTCTTGTCAACACACAACAAGGAGCACAACACATGAGCATTTTAGACCGCATTAGCAAGCCGCAATCAAAGCCCGTCATTATGACGATTTTGGGCGAGCCGGGTGTGGGCAAAACATCGTTAGCCGCTGCGTTTCCATCCCCGGTATTCATCAAAGTGGAAGATGGCACCGAAGGCATCCCGGCTTCACTGAAAGACAACATCGCGGAACTGCCAGAAGTTAAAAGCGTTGACCAGCTATGGGCAGACCTGCATGGACTTGTTAGTGAGGAACACCACTTCAAGACCGTGGTTATTGACAGCGTGACCGCCTTAGAGCGCCTTTTTCAGCAACACATCGTAGACAGTGACCCCAAGAAGCCCAAGAGCATCACTACGGCGATGGGCGGTTATGGCGCTGGCTTTATGGCCGTGGGTGGACTGCACCAGCGGGTACGCCGTGCAGCGACATTGCTGCAAGACAAGGGCATCCATGTTTTGTTTTTGGCGCACGTTGAAATTGACACGCTTGACTTGCCAGATCAAGACCCGTACAGCCGCTACTCACTACGCCTCAATAAGCGCAGCATGGCCCCGTATGTCGATGACGTGAGCGGTGTGGCACTGGTGCGCCTGGAAACCTTCACGATGGGCGATGATGAAAAGCGTAAAAAAGCCGTGGGCAATGGCAACCGAATCATTACCATGCACGCCACCCCTGCCAGTATCACCAAGAACCGCTACGGCATCACTGACAACATCGACTTTGCTATCGGCACTAATCCGCTGGCACCGTATATCGATAGTTTGAAGGAGGCGTAATGCAAACCCGCAACGATATGGCATGGCGTGAAGCCGCTCAGGCATACCGAAACGCAAAACACGCGCTACAAGACGCACAGCAGGCAGAGCAAGAAGCTAAGCTCACGCTGCTAGAACTTACAGACGTTGACGCACGCGGCTCAGGCGTGGCAGTGAAGTTTATCGAACGTAAGGGCAGCGTTGACTATAAAAAGGCGCTATCCGATGTTGCGCCTGACGTTGACGTTGAGCCGTACCGTAAAAAATCCACTAGCGTAACCAGCATTACCACCGCTGAATAAACCCGAAAAGGAATCAAGATTATGTCATTTTTCAAAATGTCCGACGGCACCGCACCATCCACTAACGGCACCGCTGAAATGGGCGGTGGCAACCTGCCACCTATCCCATCGGGTACGCAGTTAAAGGCCATGATTGTGGAGGCTAAGTGGGACGATGGCGGCCAATACAATAACCGGCACATCAAGCTGCGCTGGGATGTGGTAGACGGCGAGTACAAGAAGCGCGTCGTTTTCCAAAAGGTGCAGGTGTGCGAAACCGACGCCAACAAGCGCGACAAGGCGATCCGTATGCTGGCGGCAATTGATGCTAACTGCGGCGGCAAGATCATGCAGCTCAATGCAGAGCCAACCGATATGGATTTAATGTCCAATCTCTGCAATAAGCCGATGGTGATTAAGGTTGAGGTGTGGGAGATGGAAGGCCAGGATGGTGAAACACGCTCCGGCAACTGGGTGTCCGCTGTGTCTAGCGGCAAGCCGCAAGCGCCAGCGCAACCTGTGCCACAACAACCACAGCAACAGTCCGAACCACAAGCAGAAACGAATAATCCCGATGTGTCTAAAGCGGATAACGAACTAGGGTTTTAATAAATTGGGCCAAGGATGGCCCATCACGGGAGCCTAAAAAATGATTGACCAAGAAACTCTAAAAGAGCTAATACATTATTGCCCGACTAGTGGTAAGTTCACTTGGAAGATAAGGAGCAGAAAGTGGTTTAAGACAGAGCGCTCATGTCAGTCATGGAACAACCGATACGCATGTATGCGCGCCGGATCAGTTAGAAAAAAGGCAAGTGGCTACGAGAGAGAGGCCATAGGTATATTCAACAAGCTTTACCTTTCTCACAAATTGGCATGGCTTTACATGACCGGCATTTTTCCTGATTTCGAGATTGACCATAAAAATAGAAACGCATTGGACAATAGATGGGATAATTTGCAGCAGTCAGATGGTTTTAAAAATCATCAGAATATGAGCATGTTTAAAAACAACAAGAGCGGTGTTTGCGGAGTTTACTTTGACAAAAGAATAGGCCGATGGGTCGCGGATGTGTTTGCTAAAGGCGTTAAGCACCGACTAGGCACCTATAGCGTTGAACATTTAGATATTGCGGCAATGGATGTAATGGAGAAAAGAATATCATTGGGCTTTAACCCTAATCATGGATTGGCTAAAGCTCATTACCATAAATAGGAAGGGGCTAAATATGGACACACTCACAATAGACAAGGCGATGGCATCGAACCAAAAGCACCGGGCAGTCAACAGTATTAGCGCTAGTATGTGGTCTGAGTGTGACAGGCGCATGTGGCTGTCACTACGCCGTGCTAGCCCGCAATGGGTTGAGCCACAAACGCAACGAACGTTTGACATCGGCCACGCGCTAGAGGAGTGCATGGTGAAGTGGCTGGAAACGTCAGGCGTCAAAATCGGGATGCGCGAAGCGGCTCTGAAAAATAGCTACGGCACCAGCCTTGGGCATATTGACGGGATTGCCGTACTGCCAGACGGTTTCCAACTTCTGGAAATGAAAACGGCCAATGACAGCCGATTCAAGGCATGGCTGAAAACAGGCGTGCCGGATAACTACTTTGCCCAGGTACAACTCTACATGCACCATAGCGCTCAACTGAGCGCAAAAGGCAATCAGCTCACCAAAGCGCTTTTTGTCGTCATCAACAAAAACACTAGCGAGCTACACATTGAAGAGGTGCATTACGAAAAGCCCTACGCGCAACTGCAAACAGAACGCATCGAAGGGCTAATTGCCAGCGACGCTTACCCGGCACCCACGGCATCGTATAAGTGCCGTTTCTGTCAGTACCAGAGCGTTTGCGAAGGCAAAACGTTGCCTGAAATTGATTGCCGTACCTGCGCTAACGTCAGCGTCAACGATGGAAAATTTGAATGCCCGTACAGCAGCGACGGATGCGAAACGCCATGTGATAAGCATATTATGCACCCGCAGTTGATGGAGGGCATGGGCTTCACGATGGTCAGTGTCGATGGCAGCGTGCCATTGGTGGAATATGAGCATTTTTGCATGGCCGCCCCAGGTGCCACGCACCCGACCAAGCCCGTGTTTAACAGCTATGAGATGAAGCGCTCGCTTGATGACGGCATGTTGAATGATCCAACTTACATGGCAATCGCTAAAGCGTTCGACGCTAAACCGATTGATGTTCCGGGTGGTGATGCGGTGGAGGGGCCGTTTTGAATATTAAATGTGACTATTGCGGAAAAGAAGCCAAAAAAACTACAGGCGCTGAAATCTACCCGCACCGCGATGATTTACACGCGCTGAAATTTTATGCCTGCATGCCGTGCGCAGCTTGGGTAGGCTGTCATAAAAAAACGGGAAAACCACTTGGTCGTCTTGCGAATGCTGATCTTAGAAAGGCAAAAATGAACGCCCATAAGGCTTTTGATCCGTTATGGAAAAATGGCGACATGACTAGGGGTGATGCTTATGCCTGGCTATCCAATGAGCTTTGCATTAGCCGTGATAAGTGCCATATTGGGATGTTTGATATAGACCAATGCTGGTCTGTCGTTGATGCTTGCAATAACTTGCTAGGTTCTGTTGATAGACCGAGGTGGCTTAAATGACCTACACCCTAAGACCCTACCAGCAGGCAGCGCACGACGCCGTCATAGACTGGGTTAAGACCTGCCTAGACCCGTGCTTAGTAGAAGCCGCTACCGGGTCAGGCAAGAGCCTGCTAGTGGCTGCCATTGCCGCCAGCATCCACGCCATGAGCGGCAAAAAGATTCTGTGCATTGCGCCTTCGAGTGAATTGGTAGAACAAAATTTCGAGAAATACTTAGTCACTGGTGAGAAGGCCAGCATATTTAGCGCCAGCCTGGGCAAAAAAGACATGCGCCATAACGTCATCTTCGGAACGCCCGGCACTATCAGCAATCAGGTTCGCAAATTCGGCAAGAAGTTCGCCGCCGTGGTGATTGACGAAGCCCACGGCGTCACACCCACGCTAATGAAAATCGTGGATCACATGCGCAGCCAGAATCCTAAGCTGCGGGTGATAGGGCTATCAGCCACGCCGTTTCGTCTCGGCACGGGCTACATTTATGGCAACCACTACCAGCATGGCGCGATTGACGAAACGCAGGCGATTGATCCGTTTTTCCATACGCTGGTATACAGCATTGGGGCGCGTGAACTTATCGACGCGGGCTACCTAACGCCACCCGTCTTTGAGCAAACGGCAGAGCATTACGACACCAGCGGGCTAACGCAAAACCGCAACGGCCAGTGGTCATCGGTAACGGTCGATGCCGCGTTTGTCGGACGTGGGCGCAAAACGAGCGCCATCGTTGCGGACATTGTGAACCAATCGCAGCATCGCTATGGCGTAATGATCTTCGCCGCCACGGTACAGCACGCTCAAGAGATTATGGAATCGTTGCCGCCGTCTCTGTCGCGCATCGTGACCGGGGGAACTGACAAAAAAGAGCGGCGGCAAATACTGGCGGATTTTAAAGCGCAACGGGTCAAGTACCTGGTCAACGTTTCGGTGCTAACCACAGGCTTTGATGCGCCACACGTTGACGTAGTGGCAATCATGCGCGCCACGGAATCGGTGTCTTTACTGCAACAAATTATCGGTCGCGGCCTTCGGTTGTATGACGGCAAAAAAGATTGCCTAATCCTGGACTACGCCGAAAATATCGAGCGCCACTGTCCCGGCGGTGACGTGTTTGAACCGGATATTCGCGCCAAGCGGGCAACGCCTAGCGAGCCGATGCAAGTTAAATGCCCTATGTGTAGCTATATCAACACCTTTGGCGCACGCAAAAACGATGAAGGCTTTGGCGTCGATGAAGAAGGCTATTTTGTAGACCTCGCAGGTCAACGCATCGAAGTAGCCGAAGGCCAGCCGCTTCCCGCTCACTATGGCAGGCGCTGCCAGGGCGAAGTGCTAATATCAGGCCACCATACGCAATGCGGGCACAAGTGGAGCTATAAAGAGTGCCCTGAATGCGGAGGTGAAAACGACATTGCGGCGCGCTACTGCACGACCTGCAAGGCAGAAATCATAGACCCGAATGAGAAGCTACGCGAGGAAGCCATCAAGATGGCCTCCGACCCGTACCGTCTGCGCATCTCGCCCATTACCGGATGGTTCGCTGTTGAGCACACCAGCAGCTCGGGAATCCCTATGATTAAGGTGCGCTATGACGTTGATGAACACCCACACCACTTGTACGACTACATCGCGCCGGAGCATAACAGCCACTGGATGCGCAAGCGTGCGGCTGATTGGTGCCAAGCGGTGTTTGGCGAGTCGCTGCCAGACAACCAAGCCATCATCGACAGCTTTAGCGATGCGACACGACCAACCACCATTGCTTTCGCCAAGAAGCGCGGATCTCGCTTTTTTGAGGTAAGGGGGATTGAATGAAAAACGCACTACCCAGCGAGCACGCTGAACAAGTGACGCTAGTCAACTGGTTTCGCACCACGTATCCGAACGTGCGCATTATCGCCATACCCAATGGCGGCTTTCGTGACCACAATACCGCCAAAAAGCTAAAAGCCGAAGGAGTGCTGCCAGGCGTGCCAGACCTGTTTATCCCAGAATGGAACCTATGGGTAGAGATGAAGCGACAGAAAGGCGGTCGGCTGTCAGCAGAGCAAAAGGACTGGATTCAGTACCTCGACGCCTGCAATTATGCTGTTATCGTGGGCTATGGTTTTGAGGATGCAAAAGAGAAGCTGATAGTTTTTGCCCGCAACAAGACTGCAACCCAATAAACAAAATCAATTAGCCACCCCGCGCTAGGGGTGGCAGTATTTGACAGGCAAGGCAACACGACACAATCAGGAGTGGTTATGGAATATCACGAATTTATACAGGCCAAGCGCCACAGTATAGGAAATCAGGGATTCGACCCCGTGTGGATGCCTGATTGCGCGTTTGATTTTCAGCAAGAGATTATTAGCCGCATTGTCAAAAAAGGCCGCGTCGGACTGTTTGCCGATACCGGCCTGGGCAAAACGCTAATGCAGCTCGCGTTTGCTTACAACGTGGTTAAGAAAACTAACAAGCGCGTATTGATTCTCACGCCGCTAGCAGTAGCGTTTCAGTTTATCAAGGAAGCCGAAAAGCTAGGGATTGACGACATTTGCCACACGAAAACGGGCAAGTTTGATAAGTCCATTGTTGTATGCAACTACGAGCGCCTGCACCTGCTAGACCCTGCTGATTTTGAAGCGGTGCTGCTGGACGAATCCAGTATTCTCAAAAACTTTGACGGCAAAACCAAAGAGCAAATTATTGGTTTTATCAAGCGTGTCCGCTATCGCTTATTGTCTACTGCCACTCCATCACCCAACGATTTTATAGAGCTAGGCAATAGCTCCGAGGCTTTGGGTTATATGGGCTACATGGATATGCTCGGCAAATTTTTCCGCAGTAATCAGAACAGCGTTGACAGCAATAACCGAAACATTGGTGAGAAATTCTACTTAAAGCCACATGCCGAGCGCGATTTTTTCGCATGGGTGAACCAGTGGTCAATCATGGTTAAGCGACCTAGCGACTTGGGCTTTAGCAACAAGGGCTACGAGCTACCAGCGCTGCACACCAACCGCCACATGGTTTACAACCGCGAGGCGTGGGTGGCAGACGGGCAAGCGTCACTGTTCGCCATGCCTGCTAAAACGATGACCGAAGTTCGAGCCGAGCAAAAGAAAACGGTTGCTGAGCGCTGCGAACGAGCCATTGAACTAGCTGATGGCAAAACGTCTGTTTACTGGTGCAACCTCAACGAAGAATCGGCGCTGCTAGCTGAGCTTGACCCCGAAGCGGTAGAGATTAAAGGCGGCATGAGCATCGACAAAAAAGAGGACATCCTTCTGGCGTTTGCGGATGGCGACATAGGCCGATTAATCACGAAAGCCAAAATGACATCAATGGGTCTTAATTGGCAGCACTGCAACCACACGGTCTATTTCCCAACGTGGAGCTATGAGCAGTATTACCAAGCCATACGCCGCTTCTGGCGTTTTGGACAAAAGCGCGAAGTCACCTGTGACCTAGTAATTAGCGAAGGGCAAGAGCGTGTTATCCAGGCGTTGCAGGAAAAAACGCAAAAAGCTATTGACCTGTATGAGAACCTAGTCGCTAACGCTAATCGCACGTATGACGATGTAAGAAAAGGCAACACCCAGGCCGTGCAACTACCCTCATTTCTATAAGGAGCAACACCCATGATTAAAGATCAAATTGTTACCGACCAGTACGCCATCTATAACGCTGACAGCATGGAAGTTCTGCCGCAAATACCGGATAACTCTATTGGCCTCTCAGTGTACTCTCCCCCGTTCGCTGGCCTTTACCAATATTCCAGCGACGAACGCGACTTTTCCAACTGCGAATCAAAAGAGCAGTTCCTGCAACAGTACGAATACATGATTAAAGAAATTTCCCGCGTTACGCAGCCAGGGCGTATTACAGCGGTTCACGTAACAGACGTTCACGATAACGCCTGTTACCTATGGGACTTCCCCGCCGAGGTTATCAAGATGCATGCTAAATACGGCTTCCACTACCGTTGCCGTGTGGGAATCCGCAAAGAGCCGCTAAAAGTGCGTATGCGCACGATGGTCAAAAGCTTGATGCACAAACTGGTTGTTGAAGATATGAGCCAATGTTTCCCGGCCATGCCTGACTACCTGCTTATTTTCACTAAAAAGGGCGATAACGAAAACCCGGTAACGCACCCGATGGGGCTTGTGGAGTTCCCGTATTTTGGCGAGACGCCAATTCTCCCCCACTTTGTGACCGCGTGGAATAACGAACACGGCACCGATTGGAACGCGGACGACCTATGGCAGCACTTGAAAAGCGCCTACGCGGATCACGACGACGCCAAAACCAACAAATTGAGCCACTACATTTGGAGGCGTTACGCGGATTACATGTGGGACGACATCCGCATCGACAACGTTCTTCCTTACCGCGACAGCAAAGAAGAAGATGACGAAAAGCACGTTCACCCGTTACAGCTCGATGTTATTGACCGCGTGGTTTACATGTACAGTAATCCAGGCGATACGGTTTTGACACCATTTATGGGTGTGGGTAGCGAGGTGTACAGCCCGGTAAGCATGGGTCGCAAAGCTATCGGAATCGAATTGAAAGACAGTTATTTCAAGCAGGCGCGGATCAACCTGACGCACGCTGATAGCCGATTTCATACCAACGCTGTTGAGCAAATGAAGATGCTGTAACCATGCACCCATCAACATACTACAAACGCCTAGCCGCTGGCTACGACCACGAACAGGCGCACACACTACCCAAACACTGCCCGCGCTGGATGCGGGCAATTGAAGAACAGGAAGGCCAGCCGATGCGCGACATCTTGGCAGCGGCAGCCAAGGCTGCACCACAAACGGGCTATACCTGCGCTGACTTAGCACGCGAATTGGGACTGCATAAAGATACGCTGGGCCACTGGTGCCGAAAGTGGGGAATACGATTCCCCGCTGGTGCCAGTAGTCGGCAAAAAGAGGCCGCGAAGGCTACCATTGATAGGGTTAATAGGAGGAAGAGAAAATGATAACCGTCAAAATCACCAAAACGCAGCGCATTGACGACCGCGCGGTTACTTACGCCACTGAGCTAAAGGGTGATGCGGGCGAAGTGCTGGCATTGCTTGATGAGCTGGGCCACACAATGCCGCTGGAAGATGATGAAAAGACCGATACTGTTCATTGAGGAAAAACCATGACTGCAATCCAATTCAAACGACTAACCAAAAACGCAACTATCCCCACCCGCGCCACCGATGGCAGCGGGGGCTTTGACCTCTACTGCACCGAACGAGTAGACCTACCGCCAGGGCAGCGGATGTTATTGCCAACGGGTATCGCTATGGCGTTACCGAATGGTACCTGCGCGATGGTATGGCCCCGCAGCGGGCTAGCTGCCAAGCGCGGCATTGATCGGTTGGCCGGGTTCATCGACGCTGACTACCGTGGCCCCCTGCACGTATCGCTGATTAACCACGGGCTTGACGTTGTTGAGTTCCGCCCTGGTGACCGCATCGCGCAGCTTGTGGTGACGTATTGCCTGACTGATGCAGTGGAGGTTGATGAGCTAGATGATACCGAGCGCGGTGGTGGTGGATTCGGTAGCTCTGGTCGATAGCCAAAACCTAACGCATCACCGAATCGTATAGAGAATTACAATTATAAATTCAGCCTAAAAACCTCTAATATCATCTCATACATAAAGCGAAGCATTAAGGAGAAAGGCAATGAACAACGCTAAACGAGTTGATGATTGGCACGAAGAGGGCGACGTTTCCGGCAAGTTCGTAAAGCGCGGTGGCAAGGTTATTTATACGGATATAGGTGGATGCACGGGCAACGGAAAAGTTCGTGCCATTGGTTATCGCGCAGATGATATTTTAGAGACGCGCCGCACTTATTACATCAATTGGAGCGACAAGCTAGTGAAGGTTGCATAACACTAACACCAACACGCCCCGCAAACGCGGGGCCATAGGGAAAACAACATGACCAACGAACAACCCCAAACGCGCCCAGACATCGTAATCGGCAACGCTACTGTACTAGGCACAGAGGAAGGCTGGGTCATCCCAGGCGGTCGCTTAATCCGCGACAAGACGCGAGCCCGCATGTATGCGCGGCGGATGGCTAATTTAATGACTGGGCTGGAGGTAGTGAAGTGAATACTGTTCCGGATTACCGTTTAGACGACATCGACGCAGACGCCCGCGACGCCCGTGACCTTGAGCTAGAAGCGAAGCGCCAAGCCGCATGGGATGAAATGCTGAGCGATGACGGCGACATCAGCGAGGTGCTAGAGCGGCTAACCGAGCATCCGCTTGAAGCGCTCAACCTACTGCGCGACTATCACCACCTCGGCAACGACCTGCGCACGGCCGGGTATGAGCTGGCAGCGCGGCTGCATGAGTTAGCGGATGGAGTTATCGAGGAGCGTATCGGATGAACAGCTTTAACCCGCTACAGAGCATTACCAACGCCATCATGGCCCATGTGCCCGACACTACGTTTGGGCAAGGGCTGGCGATTGGTGCCGGACTGTTAATTTGCATCGGTGCCGTGCTGTTTTTAGCGGCGCTGGGCGTTTGGATTGCGGAAAAGATGGGGTATTTGAAATGAATCGCGATGACGCGCTAACAGAAACAGCAATGGAAGTATCGCCCCAACAGTGGGGCGAGGATTCAATCATCCATTACCGTGAGTTCGTGTTCGGCTGGAATGAATACCAGAAGCGCCGCGACGAACTCATCAACGAACCTAATGATGCGGATGCGCCGGAGTGGGCGGCATGGAAGGCGCAAGACAGCGATGGTAGTTGGTACTGGTATTGGGACAAGCCCACGCAGGGTGCTAACTCATGGGATCCTTTTGAGAGTGACTCAAGCGTAACTAACGCGACAATCGGAAAAATCCCAGCAGGGCACGACTGGCGCACCACGCTACGCGAGGTAAAACGCGATATGAGTCAAAATAAGCCAGTTAAGAGCAGAAATGAGCCGCATGGCATCACAGGCGTAAAGCATCGCGTTGACCGCAAACTAAACCCCGTAACCAGCAGCCTGACCGATTCGCAGGCGCGTGAATATG